TTATGGAGCTTGTTGCTGTTGCATCATTTCTGCAGCAACCTGCTCACGTTTTTGTTCAACCGCTGCCATTTGTCCAGCTTGTTGAGACATCATCATTTGCTGTTGTTGTTGCATTGCTACCTGTTGTTCCTGTTGAATCTCTTGTAGACTCTTAACCAGGTTCAGAACGTCAATACCAGACGATGCTGCCAAACGTTTGACAACTTCTTCAGGATTAATGTACTGTTGGATAGCTTGAGGTCCCATGGTCTGGGCAATAACAGTAAGGAATTGAGTCAAACTCTCACGGTCTTGACCCCGACCAAGTGCATTAATACCAGCAACAATGGTAGGTTTAACTATATCACCTTTAGGAAGGCGAGGAATTTCCCCTGTCTTCTGGGCAACACTCAACTTACGATTCAAATACGGAACAAGAAACTCTGTTGTCAACAAAGAGAACAATCCTCCAAGCTGCTGTTCTAGTTCCAATTGAGTCATGCGAACCTCTTCAGCAGTGGTTCTTTCTGAATCCCGTACATTGAGAATCAAGAATGCTTCACCTAGTCGTTGAGATAGTGTAGCAATCATTTGATATGCTGTTTGGAAGTCAGCTGTTTTACCTACTTGTATAACACCAATGTCATCAGGACGACCCTGGATGATAGCACCGTTGCCTGCATTAGCGAGCGTAGAGGGTTTGGTGGTACTGGAGGGACTGACAGTAAACACTACCTTAGCAGCAGCAGCACTGCCTTCCACAATGGCTTGTGACAGTGCTTCAAGTGACTTGAGGTCACCGATAAACTCTTCAACACGTCCACGTCCATACACTTCACCATCAACATGGTTGAACCGTAGGACTAGCCAAGGGTTAGCTTCAATGGGAGCCTTACCCATGGATTTATTAAGGACAGTATCGTTAACTTCTTGATGCCACACCCAACGGTTGTTATCTAGAGTAACGTGTGTATAAATATCACATTCATCATCGTGACGTGATGAGTTATCAGATGGATAATTAGGTTGGGGTTCAGTATACTCTGGATAAAATTTTTTGAGTAATTTTTTCGAGATTGTTTCTTTTGTTACAATTTCAATAACATTACCGTTACCGTCCCTATCTACAACATAACGGTTTAAAGGATAAAGCTTGAGCCCATCCTTACCCATGAAGATAAGAGCATTACCAGCAACAACAAGATGCTTCAATGCTTGATGAACAATAACACGATCACTGGAAGCTGCAATAGATTCCATGATTGTACGTTCAATCTTAGCAAACGACAAGTCAAGTTCAGAACGGATTTCTGGACCAAGATCTTGACCAAGGTTTAGATCATTAATCTGTAGTTTAAAGAAGCTGGTTTGAGGAGGTAGAAGAGCTAGCATCAATTTAGATGCCAGAGTAACTACCCCCTTTGCACCAACGCTTTGCCAAGGAGTAATGAGCTTAAGAGATCCTTTGGTGTAGACCTCATCCTCTCGGATAAGATATGGTAGAGTTAGATCTGCTGCTTGTCTAGCAGTGTTGAGAAACTGTGAACGGTCTGAAGACAATCTGTCATAACGTGATTTAGCAGACATTAGATGTTCAGAACATTAAGAGTAGGAGCATTCAAAGCAGAGCTACCAATACCCAACATAGCAGGGGTTGAAGTATTTGGTCGCCTTATTTTAAATGCTTGAGTTCCCCCAACTTGTTGATTAGGAGTACTAGAGATTTGAAACTCTGGAGCCAATGATGCCCGAGCCTGATTGATTTGAAACGCTCGTTGAGATTCAGCCAAACCTTGCAACTGACTTCTGTAGTTTGCTGCCTCTTGATCGAGACGGCTTTGCAAGTTAGTAATGTTAGATTGATACATCTCAGCTTGACGTTGAGACATAGCTTGAGCCTCTAGCTGCCGTTGTTCTGCAACTTTAGCAGCTTCAAGTTGGGCTTGCTGTTGCTGCTGATACATGTAGTACTGAGCTGCAGCCTGCTGCTCTTGCATGGCTTGCTGAGCTGCCATGGCTTGCATCATTACTTGTTGTTGACGTTCAGCATCAAGTTTCTGTGCTGCTGTTTGCCCCTGGAAAGCTTCAGATTGGATGGTCATCTGATTCCTTAGATCTTCAATTGCAGCCCTTGCAGCTACAAGTTCTGGATCAATTTGAGGCATGGTTGTAGTAGTTGCTTTCTCTATTTCAGCAGCTGAACCAATTGAAATCTTATCAGTCAGTGTTTTGATTTGATCTTCAAGATTTTTAATAGTCGCTTCAACAGCACTAGGTTTTTCAATTGTTGGAACCGTCTGTTCAGTTTCAGTTACCTGTTTCTCAAGCTCAGAAATCTTATCAGTATATGACGTTTGGGGAACAAGAGGTGGAGGTGGTACAATATCTTTAAAGGCGGGTTGCGCTGGCTTGAGTGTCCCCAACCTATTCCAAGCGTCTTGCAGTGCTGCAGTGTTTGTAAGTGGACCTTGTACTAAACTGTAGGCTTGCTCATTTGTAAGGCCAAGCTGGGCAGCTTTCATTTCAAGTTGGTTTCGCATCATGCGGTTAGATTCTTGATCAGCTGCACTTTTAAAACCTACGTTAATTGCTTGTTGATTTGCAAATTCTTGAGCTGCTGCGGCTGGATCATAAGAACCGCCGCCGCGATAATTAATAAAACCAATTGCCATCAGTTCTCCTCCATATAATTGATGACCCACTCAACGACGCTACGCTGACCAGATCGGTACATAATTTTTTCCATTGTATCTTCAGGTGTAGGGTTGGTGGGCGGAAACGTTTCATCTAACTTAGCAAGCATGGCTGTAGCAGTCATACCTTTAAGGTCTAGTAGATCAAGCGTATTGTGGTAGGTTGGGGTTTGCATGTTCAAAGAAAGCAGGCATACGTGCTCGTTTAGTATCGGCAAGCTCTGGAGCTTTACCCTCATACATCAGACGATCACTGGAATCTAGCCAAAATTTTTTGTTCAAATATTTATCAGGGTTAGATGCAGACAAAGGTTGCATCACCCAATTTATAGTGGCTTTACGGAGCCGATCCAAAGAAGGACTCCAATCGAGGTTAAGCTCACGACAAACCAAACTATTTGTGGCAACGTGTACTTGTTCATCTCTGGAAATGTCAGCACTTACTGTTCGTAGTCCAGCATCACCATTGAAACGGAAAAAGGGAAGCAAGACAAAAAAGATTGCACGTTCGGCAACCAACGCTTTGAGGATCGTGTGATCAGGATGTGCAATCCATGCATCACGCAAACGCTTTGCTTCCTTCTCAGCTTCCTCATCAACACCGATAGCGTTGGCGATGTAACCCAGAGCAAGGTCGTGGTTTTCCTCATCCTTAATGTTGGATAGGAGTAGGTTGCGCGATGTTTGTGGAACTTCATTTTTCAACGCATCATGGATAAAGTCTCCTACCGGAAGCTCCATATGTCGGATTGCCAAAGCACGGTAGATAGTTTCTTCCGCACCTTCCGCCAGCTTACCAGCAGTAGTTTGGACAGGCGTCCAGGTTCTTTTTCTGTCAAGGAGTTTTTGATAAGGGTTCATTCGCCGCAATTACAATCAGGAGCAGGATCATCTCTGTCATAGAGAATAGACTCCAGGTAATCGTCAACCTCTGACTCATCCAATGCAGCGTATGCACTGGTCTTGTCTTGAGTGTCACCCATTACCTGAAGCGAATAATAAAGGGAGGTTTGCGATGAAGCAAGCCACTCTTCGATAAACGCTTCATCATAGGTGATCACATCGGACCAACTATTGAAGCTGTAACCATGAAGAAGTCCCGTAGCATCCAGCATCTTCATGATGCCATCAGCAACTTTCTTATATGCATCCCAGCCAACCTCAGAGGCGATCTCAACGTCGCCATAGTCGTAGCTCTGGACGCCAAACGTACCGCTGTCACGGTCCACCTGACGGGCAATGGGAGGTGCAATTTCCGGGGTAGCAGTAAAGCCATCCGGGTCTTGGTATCGATAACTGCACGAAGCAGTAGGAGCAATAGCAAAAGCACGGTCCATGTTATTGGCACGTGCAATTTGAGCTGCTTGTTTAATACCACTCTGGAAGTTCAGAGCAAGGGTGATAGCGGGTGTATATTCTCCAATTTGTCTACCACTGGTAACAAGTTCAAGAGCATCACCAAAGTCTTTGTAGGTTACTTTGTAACGCCTGAGGAGGTTTGCCAATCCAAGCATTCCAAGTCCGACTTGTCGGTCCACGTCGGGTGACAAGTACTCGCCAGACTCTCCAACGCCTGTTTGGCTATGGAGGTTGCACAACTCGGACATACCTGCAACAAAAGCTTGTGGGATGTCTTCGTAGTTACAGGCAGCGAGATTGACATGCTGCAACAAGCAAGTTCCTCGTGACGGCAGGTAAACCTCAAGGCAGACGTTGCCACGGATTCGCTTTCCATATGCATCAATTTTAGTTTTGTTTAGCCAAATGTCACCTTGGCGAATACCTTGCAGCAAAGCAGCACGGACATTAGGGGTAGCTTCTTCCCACCAATAATCGTTGATGTTGACACAACGCTTGACCCAAGGAAGTTCAGCACGTGATGCTTGAATAAATTCCAGGATGTCTTTGTGGTTAAGATCGAGGTGCAAGACTACAGCACCGTTCTTGTAATGACCACCCCTACGAAGAATCTCATTCAACGTTGAGTAGATTTTTCCGAAGCTAACAGGGCCAGAAGCAGTAAGACCCTTTCCGTTTTCACTTCCTTTGGGGCGGAGCTTAGATAGATGTACCGCAACTCCTGCTCCAAAGCGGAGAGCGTGGGAGACGAATCTCCAACTGGCTTCGATTCCATTAGGACCTTCCATAGAGTCCTCAACGACGAAGACGGTGCAGCTAACAGGCAACCGACTGGTGGGATCGTCAATCCAGGATTGTACGCGCCCAGTACGGGCAACAAGTTCTTTGGTGGGGGCAGACATTATTAGACTAGATCAGTAAGGTTAGGAGGTTGATAATTTGGTCCTTTGAGAACCTTGCCATCTTCGCGTCTAATGGGTTTACCATCAGCGCCAAGTTTGGTCATGTTGCTAAGATGTACCCGGTAAAGGGCTTCATCAAGATCCCACCCAAGATTCTCAGCATATTGATAGCAGACATAAACGAGGTCTGCAAGCTCTTTCAAACAATCAGCAGCGTTGATTGTAAAGTCACGGAGTAGTTGATTCTCAGCATCAAGAAACTCTTTGAACTCTTCAACGATCAAAGTCCGTTGACCAGTCCGTGAAGCTGGACTCGTACTGTTCATCACCTGGAAACCACGGCGAAACTCTTTCGCTTGGTCGCTTATGAAGGATTTCGTTCTCAAGCTCATTTTGTAAATAGTGGATTGCTTTGCGAAGGTCAGCGATACGGGACTCTTTATATCCCGCACGACAAATATATTTAATTGCGTTACCTAAATGGAAGTTTAGTCCTTGGTCTCGGATGAAATCCCAAACTTGGATAGAACCTCGTCGATAGTATCCGGGTCCAGTTGTGTTGGTTTCGGCCATTGTTTCAGTAAATTGTTCAGTGAATTACCAAGGATAAAACATTGTTTTTGTAGAGCAAGGAAGACAGTAATGATATCTTCTTTAGCAGACTCAGGATGTTTCAAGGCGTCTTCAATCTGACGCATCTTGAACTGCTGCTCCATTGTTAATTCAACTATTGGTGGTGGGGGTCCAAAGTTTGACGCATTGGTTGGAATAG